GTAAAGTTCTTTTAATCTTTTTATAAAATTTTCGTAATTTTTTTCTTTAATTTTTGTAACATTTTATCTACTGTATATTCTGTTACATTGAGCTTCATTGCTATTTTTACTCTACTATAACCTTTCATCTTATATTCTAGTAGTTTTTGATATTCTTCATCAAGCATACACTCTTTAACAATATAGTCATAGTCCTGCTTGGTAAATTCAAAATATTTCATATCATTTTTTCATAGTCTTGCCACATACAGGGCAATGTTTAACCTTTGATTTTCTTCCTTTATATCTTGTTATTTTGATTTTTCCCATATATCGTCTCCTATTTTAATATGTGAGTTGTCTATTGTTTCAACATCTTCAATTTCTACTGACTGATAATCTGTTGTATCATTAAGAACATAAACTAAATATCCAATAGTTACAAACCACATAAATAATACTAAAATCAATAATCTAAAAAATCTTTTATTACTAATAGCCAAGTTAGTATTGTCTTGTTTTATATCTCTTAATATATCTAACGCAAAACTGTTTTCTTGTATTTTTATTGCATTAGCATTTATTTTATCTTCGTGGCTATGAAGTTTATTCATATTTTCAATAATTAATTTTACATTATCATCTAATTTAACTTCAAGTTCTCTTACGCTTTTTTTTAAATCTTCCATTATTTTATACCTTTCAATATATCAGTTTTTTCAAAATCCCATTTTTTCATTTTATCTGCTAAAACGTGTATGTAATCATTTCCACCAAGTTTTTCATATATTGCATAAGAGTTTAGCCAATTCTTATATACATAATCTGGTATAACTTGTTGATTTTCATATACATAGTATGTATTTGTTAAACTACTTTGTAACATTGTCATCAATGCTTCTTTTAATAACTTACTTTCTATATCTTTATCTTGTATTCTTTTTTTGTATTCTTTGACTTTGCCTACAAAATAGCCTAATAATCCAGTAACAACAAATGAAACAATAGTCATAATTGTTTTTATTATTATTTCTTGTGCCATTTTTATTCCTTTTGTTCTTACCAATAATAATATATCATTTTTTTATACTTTTTGCAAATTGCTTATTTATAATTTTTTATAAAGTCAGTTACTTCATTATCATTTTTTATTTTTTCTATCATATCAACTACAAAATAATCTCTTTTGTATAATGCTATCAATCTCTTTTTCGCTAATAATCTGCTATTTTCTGGACTTAACATTATTTCACCACCTTAATTGACCCTCTATTTAAGATTATTCTATCACTTAAAAGGTCAACTATATCATATCCTAAAACTTGTGCTAAATAACCATCATCTTTTACAATTATGTTAGTAAAATCTCGATATAATTTATCTTTTTTGTTAAATTCATTATTGTTTGTTAATTTTGCATTAATTGTTTCCCTAACAGCATCTATTTTATCAACCCCAATAATTTTTGCATTATCTTTAGGCATAATATATAACATTCCACCATACTTTTTCTTTTCAGCATATTGTTTAGCATAGCGATAATCAAATGTTGCATAAGTACCATTACCATTTACGCCTACTCCTGCATAATATTTACCATTTTTAAAATCATCTAAATACTTTTCAATTTGTATTTTTTTATCGCTACTTATGCCACGATACCAACATTCTTTGCCTAAAAATTCATTTTTATCTATTAATTCAGGTTTACTATCACAACCCATTGTTTTATTTAAAAAATCTCCTATTGGATGACTTCCATTCAAACCATTATTTATCCATTGTTCATAATTTTTATATGCTTCTGCAAGTTCCTTCTTATTAAGTGAATTATAAAACTTATTATATTCTTTCATAAAATCAACATAATCAAAATTGCGTTGTATGTCTAAAGAATAATTATTATCAATAAAATCCCTATATTTTTTGAAATCATAGTTAATACTAGGTATGGTTTTATTAATTTTAGTTCTTTTATATCCTGTTACTCTTAATTGTTCCATTTTAGTAGGTAGCCCACTAACTTTGCTTAATTCTTTATATTTTTGAGTTAAGTTAGTAATATTTTGTTGGCTTTCTGCTATTAATTGTTGATTATCACTTTCTTTTGCTAATATTTGAATATCTTTTTGCTCTCTTATTTTACGCTCTAAATCTCTTTGTAATTGAGTACCTTCATAATTAGTATAGTGTTTGCCATCTAATTCAAATCCTTTTTCATTTTGTTCTTTTATTTCTTTTAGCTCATCATTAGAATATACTTGTTTGCTAACTCCTAATACTATTGGGAATATATAGTGATAACAGTTATATTGGCTTATTGAACGTCTGTCTCTACCATCATATTCAGCAGGGAATTCTACTCCGTCATAACTGACTGCGTCTTGGTCGTTTTGAAATTTCTCAAACTCTTCATTGCTAAATTGTTTTCCTTGTACATCTTCGTGGTCTGGCGCTGGATTTAAGTGTACTGATATTTCTACTCCGTCTGCTCCAAACTCTTTACCATATATCATTTGATTTTCATTATGTAAGTTCCTCAATCCGTCCTTTAGGCTTTGCTTTACTGCACTATCAAGCCTTACTGCTCTACCACTTTGATAATTAATTGTTTTTAATCCACTTGTTCCTATTTCTTTTATAATATTACGAACAGCATTGTCAAATGTTTCTTTGCCTTGTCCTACGTTTAATAGTGCTGTATCAAGTAATTTAACAAATACATCTCTTAATCCATAAAATTGCCCATTTATTGTATATCCTATTGCATTTGTTCTAGCAAAATTATACATTGCTTCTTTTGTTATGTTAGATAATGCTAGTGTTTGAGTTTGTAACAATTGATTTTTAGAATATTCCACAAACGGTACATTCCTATACTTATAAAATTGCTGATAAAACATTTGGTCTGTTTTAGCATATTCTTCAAATATTTTGTCTATTTCTTTTATGTTTAAGTTAGTATATTTTGATATTTGCCTAACTATATCATCATAGTTTCCACCATATTTAAGTATTTGCACTAATTGATATGCTTGAGATGGTGTAAGTTTTTTTATTCTAGCAATAGAAGAACCAATACCTTTTAAAAATCTGGTATTGGCTTCATCTATTCTACTCATTAATCTTTCACTTAATAATTCTATTTGTTGTTCATTTATCATAAGGATTTACCTCCTTATTCATTATTTGTTCCTATTAAATCTTTGATACTTGGGTTGCTTTCTTGAGCTTCTGCTATTTTTTGTTTAGCAACCTCTTCTGTTTCTCCATATACTTTAATACGATAATCAACTTTGCTTGTAATTCCATTGTTAACTTCTCGTTCTAGTCTTTGTTGTGTAGCAGTTTGATTTTCAAATCTTGAATAATCCATAATTATTTGAATTTCATCTTCACTTAACTCAATTCCTTCTAAATAGCAAATTGATTTAACTAAATCTATAATAACATCTTTAATAACTGTTTCATATACTTGTTTAGTTCTAAATGCGTCATCATTTTGGCTAATTATTTCAGTAGCAGTTGCTTGTCCGTTTCCATCAAATTTATAAAATTCTTCTCCAAATCCTAATGCACTTGAATACCAATTCATTTCGGCGTTAATTCCATCTATATGTTCTTTGTATCTTAAATCAAAACTAATTTCTTTTACTGGTACATCTGCGTTCATACCATTAATAGCAACATAAGTTGTATCGTTTTTATCAAAATATAATTGAGTTGTTACATTTCCCTCACTATCAACTTGTGGAGTTCCTTTTAATGCTGTTTTATCAACCAGTATTCTTCTTTTGCCATCTGCAAATTCTTTATCAAAACTATCATATTTATTATCAATTGCCTTTAATTTATCAATTGAATTGGCAAATATGCTTATTCCCATTGGTGTCGAAATATCTGCATTATTTACAATAGGTGGCTTAATTATTTGAAAATGTGGAGTATCAGTATCATATTCTACTAATTCTTCTACATTAGGAAATTTACTTGCAAATTCTATTTCTTTTCCTAATTGATTGCTGTCTTTTGATTTATATAGCTCATTAAGTTTTCTATATACTTGCTTAAATTCTCCATTTTCTTGTTTTTCTGCTTTAAATTCGTGATATGTTAAGTGAGTATAATATACTGGCTTATTTCCTTCTGTTTCTTCCCATTGATTAAATACTACAAAGCCTGTAATATTAAAATTATCATAAGCATAAGGTACTATACAAGATGGGTCATTAATAAATTCAATTCTTGTTCTACCTAATTCATCTTTATATTCTGTCATACAAGTTGTTCCTAATGCAAATGCTATCTCTAACATTTGAGGAAACATAACAGTAAAGTTATTTTGTTTGCTATCTAATATTTTCCATAATTGTTTTGTCTTGTCATCATTGCCAAGTTTAATATCACATTTATTGCTCCAGTTTAATTTCATCATATCTTCGGCACTTTTTTTAGCCATAGACATTGTCTTTTTTTCGCATTGTGCTGTTGTTCCATCTGCTAACTTAATGTTGTAAAAATGGAAGTCATCTACAACTCCTTTATACCAACTTTTCCATACTTCTATTAATTGATAATAATCAACATTAATAACATCTATTCCTTTTTTGTGTAGTTGGCTTTTTAAATCTTCATATATTGTCATTTATTCCTCCTTTAAAATTCTAATCCTAACTTTTGCAAATTATCTTTTACCCAATACTGAAAATTGTCGCAACTATGTTCTGCATAATAATATGAATAATCATTTGTATATGTGTTGTAGTAAGTTTCTCCAGTAAGTTCTTTTTCTTCTTTGTCTGGCTCTGGTTTTCCTTTTTCTACACTATCTTTTTTCCACATATAATTACTCATTTCTTTTATGTGTATCCAATTGTTACTCGTATTTAGTATAACATATTTTCCAGTATCTAACAAATCCTGTGAATATTCAATCAATTCCTCTTTATTTGTTCCTTTATTTACTGGGTGTAGTTTTATACCATACATTGCAAAATATTGGTTTCTTAATGCTCCTTCAGCACTATCTATTGTTTCTTTATCAACTATTGTTTTATATTTCTTGCATATAGCAGTTCTAAAATTAAATAGGTCTTCTGCTAATTCACTAGGTGCTTTTTTTCTTGCTTTTTCGTGTGGCGAATAGTAATAACTATCCAACAAATACCAACGTCCATCTGTTGCATATCCATATGCTCCACAACTTGTTGCACTTGTTTGGTGTCCACAGTCTATTGAAAAATCTATGTATAATATCTTTAATTCGTTTTTTTCTATATAATCAGGGCTTTCTATAATAAATAAATCAGGATTGTATATAAGTCCTTCTATTCCTATAACTTCTCCTAAATATATCCAGCGATAACGTTTTTCATCATATTTTTTAAGTCTTTCAGCTTCTTCTATAAACTTTTGCCCTAACCATTGTTCTGGTACACTTAAATAATTCGTATGAGAATATAACACATCATCTCGTTGTCTCATTTGTTCAGCCCATAAATTTACCCAATGAAATCTATTCTTTGGTGGATTATATGAGTACATTGTAATAAACCAATCATCATTGCCTCTTGAAAATGTTGCTATAATTTGGTCTATTTGGTCTGGTTCATCAAACTCTGTAAGTTCTTCAAACCATACCATTTTAATTGGTGCGTCTTCGTCTATAAAACCTTTTACCTTTTCATAGTCATCGCCACCTGCAAAATATATATCATTGTTTGTTCGATTAATATGTATTTGAAATGGGCTTACTGTCGCTTTATAATCTATATCTTCAATTAATCCCAATCTTTTTAATGCTCTTTTTATTTCTTTAAATACACTATTTCTTATTGTGTTTTGGTATCGCTTAATTATAATAGCATTGCAATTGTTATTGTCTAAATTAAATTCATTTATCTTTAATGCCAACATACTTGTCTTTGTACTTGCTCTACCTCCGGCATATATTTGATGAGGTTTTTTGCTATTAAATGTTTTCCAAAAATGTGGTGCTATTAAATCCTTAACATCAATCGTTATGTCCATCTTCATCATCTCTTGGTAACGAATTGATTATTGTTACTCTATTTGTTGTTTTGTTATCTATCTCTTGTTTGTCTACCCAACCATAATTGTTCTTTAAATTAAAGATTGTAAATGTTGGATTGCCTTTACCTGTTAAAGCATTTTCTTCCAATTGTGCTTGTACTCTTTGCTTTGCATTTTTTATTTGTGTTGCAAACAAATCTCTATCTCCATATCTAACTAATGTCGCTCTATCTATTCCTAATGATAAAGCAAGTCCACTAATTGTATATGGTTTTTCTTTCTCATCACACATATTAAAATATGCCTCAATACCTTTTGCGAGTTCTTCTTCTGTTTTATACTTTAATGCGTTTGTGTTACCTATATAACCATTTCCTTGCAAGTTTACCACCTACTTTTTCTTCTTTTTGCTTATGACAATAGCTTGTCCTTGTTTTACTGCTTTTGCTCGGCTTTTATATACCTTACCAGTTTTGCCATATCTATATCCACCTTTAACTTTTCTTACTGGCATATTTTACTCCTTCAAATTATTATAACATATTTTGTTATTATTACCAAATTACTTATTTTATGTATTTGTTGCATATATTTAATGCGTTTTTAATTGTGTCTTGCATATCATAATATTTATAATCTGCTAATCTACCACATAATATTAAGCCTTCTTTGTTTGCTTTCTTTTTGTATTTAGCATATAATTTTTCATTCTTTTCGTCATTAATAGGATAATACTTTTCTTTTGTTATATCCCATTGTTCTGGATATTCATAAGTAACTATTGTCTTTGGTGTTTCTGTATCAAATACAAAATGTTTATGTTCTATTGTTCTTGTATATGGCACTTTTGCTTCTGTATAGTTTATTACAGCATTACCTTGATAGTTATTTGTATTGTATATTTTTTCTTCAAATCTCAAACTTCTATACTCTAGCGTTCCATATTCATAATTGTAATATTCATCTAATGCTCCAGTATATACTATTTTCTTTGCTATTTTTTTATATTTGTCTCGATTATTATTAAAGTCTGTATTTAATATTACTTTCGTTCCTTTTAATAATTTCTTAAACAATTCATTGTACCCTTCTACTGGTATTCCTTGATATTTACTATTAAAGTAATTATTGTCAAATGTAAATCTCAATGGTATTCTTCTCATTATATCTTTTGGTAGGTCTTTGCACTTTCTTCCCCATTGTTTTTCAGTATATCCCTTAATTAGTATTTTATATATCTTTTTACCTACTATGTTTTTAACATATTCTTCTAGGTTTTGTGGATTATTGTTTATTACTTTGTCTTTGTTTATTTTATCTATTGCTTCTTGTGGAGTTTTTGCTTTATATATTTGATAGAATGTGTTCATATTAAAAGGCAAATTATATAATTTATTTTTGTACTTTGCTACTGGACTATTTACATAATGATTAAAACTAACAAATTGATTTATGTATTTCCATATTTCATCATCGTTAGTTCTAAATATATGTGCGCCATATTTATGTACTTTTATTTCTTCTATATCTTCACAATATAAGTTTCCACCTATATGGCTTCTTTTTTCTATTACTAGACACTTTTTGCCTTTTTTTGTTGCTTCATAAGCAAATATTGCTCCACTTAATCCTGCTCCCACTATTAAATAATCATATTTCATCTATAATTTTAATTCCTTTGCTAGTTTTTTTTTATTTTCAAAATTAATGTATTTTATGTTTTGTAATCCATTTTCTTTATGCCATACAAATGTCTGATATTTTTGTGTTGCTCCTATATAACGTTCTTCATAATGGTATTGGTCTGTTCCTGTTGGGCTTCCTACTCTACGAGTTATCATACCACTATCATCATCAACAACCATTTCTTTGTGTAAGTGTCCTAAATGTAATTCAAAGTATGGACATTTTGCCCATTGCTCTCTAAATTCTACTGGAATACTTTTAATAGTTCTTTTTAAATTAGCATATCCATGTGTAAACGCTATTGCACATTTACCCCATTCAAAACATTGTACTTCTTTAAAGTCATCAACAAATTTAACGTCTGGTATATTTCTATAATAACAAGCCAATGCCATATATAAATAAAAACTTGCCATTGTATCGTGATTTCCTGGACAATATCTAACTTCTATTGCGTTAAACTTGCTTCTTAATGTTTCTATTTCTTCTATATGTAATTGTAATCCTATGTTGTACATCTTTTTCCAACGCAAATCATTTGTTTGTTGTGTTCCTCTTGTTGTTGTGGCATTTATTGTATCGCTATTGAAAAAGTCATTACCAACACATAATAAACAAGTACCACATTTTTCTATCTCTTGTTGTTGTACTATTTCTTCAAGTATTTTATAAAAGCGTTCTTGTGCTATGTCTTTGTCATAATCTTGCCCTGTATCTCCACTCCAAGCCATTTTGCCCAAATGAAGTTCCATAGCAGGTAGTTCAAGCAATTTATTATTATCTAATTCTAAATTTTGTTCTTTTACTTTATATTTAAGCGGTTTTATGTTTTTGCTAAATTCTTCTTTTGCTATTTTTATATAATTTTCAAGTGATATTTCTTTTTTTAATTTTGGTTTTATTTTTGCTCTTATGGTTGTACATATACGATTGTTTTCTTCATCTCTTAATGCTACTTCCCATTTTCCAAAACTCCAACTTACTAATTCCCATTCTTCTGCTGAATAACCAAAACATTGTAATATCATTTCAGGTGTCTTTAGCTCATTAGCATTAAACCATATTTCTTTGCTTACTTCTATTGTGCCATCTTCGTTATGTGTTTCATATTCACTATTTTGTACTTTGTTGGGTTCTTGTCTTATGTAATTATCTCCTAAATCTCTGTATCTACTTCGTAATGCTTCTTTAGATAATTTCATTCCTGTTTCTTGATTAAAAAGTTCCATTGCTTGTTGCCAAGTTAATAATCCATCTTTAACTTTTCTGCCATACCTAATTATTGTTTCTTTTATGTCCACTCTTACCCCTCCTAATTTGTCCTAGCATACTATATAAGTCATTTATATCCATTGGTTCATAAGTAGTTGATAATATCCATTCAAAACATTTGTTGTTTAGTGTTTCATCAAATCTTGTTCCTTCTTTATGTGAATATATGTAATCTCGGTATATTCCTATTAAAAAAAAGGGCGTAGAACTCCTTATAGCGTATGCTTTTTTAAGTTCATCAGCCCTTTTACAAAAATCTTCATAATCTTCATACATCATTGCTTCACTAATCATATCATCAACCCTATATGTTAATAATATCATAATTTAAGAGGATATGCAATACCTTTTACCACCAACCCTATATTGCATATCATAGAAGGTGTACCTAATGAAAAAGAAAGCGTGGTTTTAAAGGATAGTTATTTATTCTCCTTTATCTTCTCCTTGTAAAATATACTTTAAATTAAATATTAAATTAGCAGTTATTCCTACTGTTAATCCTGTTAACTCCTCATACTCTTTTATACACTCTAATGCTTTATCTATTGTTTCTTTTAATTCAGTATAATCATAATAGTATTGATTTAATATTTCTTCCCTTGTACTATCTTTCCACACTTTACAAAAATTTTCTTTTGTCATTTATCTTCTCCTTTTAATATATCTTCAACTTCATTTAATAGTGTTGAAATTAATGTCTTGCCACTTTTTATACCAAATATTCTTACACTTTCTATTTTTTCCGTTGCTTTCTTTATTTTGTTTTCTAATTCATCTACTCTATCGCATAAAAAGCCTACATCATTTATAATTTCTTTTTTGCTTTTAAACCAATATTTTATTCTACCTTTTCTCATTATCTTCTCCTTTTAATATTATTTTGTACTTAATCTCCATATAATTATAAAAATAATTATTAGTATAAATGCGATAATATCCTTTAAACTAATTATTATCATTATCTTCTCCTTGTAATATTTTAATTAAACTTTCACATTCGTACTTTCTCCATACATTGTCATATTGTGGATTATCCTGTTGCCACTTTATATATTCTATTGCTTCTTTTCTTATATTTTCTAATTCTATATTTTCATTCAATAAATCTTCTTTCCATTCTTTTAATCTTTCATTTTCTTCTTGTAAATTAGTTATGTAATCTAATAACATATATGCCATATAATCTTCATCATTAAATACACCATTATTTTTTTGTTGATGTAAATACCAGTTTTTTCTTCCCTCTAATCTATCTAATATTTCTTTTATTTCATTTGTCATATATTTTCCTACTTTATATTCCATTGCTTCAAATTGTTCTTTTGTTACTATTGATTTAATATCTTCTTCAAAAGTTTCTATATCTCCATCTCCATCATAAAATATTACATATTTATTTCCTATTGCATCAACTCTATCTCCATTAACATAATCTCCTACTTCTATTAAATCTATTATGTTTGGGCTTGATTTAACAATACATTTTTCATCGCCAAATTTTGTATCAAATCTATCTTGCATATCTTCAACGAATGGATTGCAACAAGCAAGTTCACAACCGTCACAATCATAAATATTTATTATTGATTTGTTTAAAATATAAATTGTTTTTTCTCCATAAGGATTTTCTTTTAAATCAATTATTTTTGCTATTCCATATTCAGTTCTTACATAATCTCCAGCTTTCATACTTATTCTCCTTTACTTTTTGTTGCATATCCATATTATAAAAATTATATATATAATATACCCTATAAATGCAATTACACTAATTGCTATTCCTATAACTCTTAACATTGCATATATTTCTAACCATTTCATTTATTCTCCTTTTAATATTTTTATTTCATCGACAAATTCAAAATCTAATGGTTTTTCTAAAAGTTGGCATTGTGATATATTTAACAAATAATTTAAACATTTTTTACTAACTAATAATTTGCCTTTTTCATTATCATACTTAAATAATTCTCTATTGTGTATATTGTCTAATGTAAAATATTCTTTAATTAAATGTGCTATACTATCTTTTCTTAATTCATTTGCCACTGATAGTTTTAGTGCTATTTGTTGATATTGCTTTAAACTTAATTTTCTTCTTTTCATTTATTCTCCTTTAATTCTCTTAGTTTATCTAAAACATTTTGATAATCATTAAACATAATTTTATGTTCCATTTTTATTTCTTTTATTGTTTGAATGTAATTCATTTCTTCAATAAAATCTTTTTGTTCTTCTAACCATTTTTCTAATTCATTTATTATGTTATTTAATCTTTTATTTTCTTTTTCTAATTGCTTATTAAGTTTATTTAATCTACTTATTTTATTTAATGTTTTTATATCTATTGTTTCGTATTGCATAATTCCTCATATTTCTTTTTTAATTTTTCATAAGCCTTTTGCCATTTATCTGCCCTTTGTTCCTGATAAATTGCATCATACCTATAATGTTCTTTTTCTTTAAATACATCTACATATTGTTTTTGTAAATCTGTTTGCTTCGGTCTTGGCACTTTTTCTATTTCTTCTAATATTAATTCTTCTAATGTCATATCATTTTCTCCTTTAATTTGTATTTAAACTCAAGTCCTGGCGTTCTATAAATCCAATGTCCACAATGCGTACAGATTGTTCTATCTGTATCCACCATTGTAATGCTATGACCACATTTGCATTTAACAATAAAGTTGGCTCTTTCATTGTCTAATTTAATTTGCTCTTGTCTTGTTTTCTTTGTCGTGTATTTATCATCTATTGTCATTTTCGCTCCTCAATGTAGTCTAATTGTTTTTTACACCATTGCTTGTATTCATCTTCATCATCAAAAAATTGTCTCCATTCTTTAAGAATAGGTATAATTTCATCTCTTGTTAGTAGTTCTTCTTGAATATCTTTGCCAAACCATTCTGGCTTTGCTTTTTTAGTAGGTTTTACTTTGAATAGATAACTAATAGGTTTTCCTGGATAGTCTTTAAATAGTTGGATTATTTCATCATCTGTATAATCTTTCTTTAGTGCTTCTATCATTTGAAAATCACTAGAGTTAAAACTATGACCATAATATTTTTGTATCTCATCAAATAAGTTCATCTAAATGGGTCAAACTCTCCTTCCTCCTCTTTCATACTATCTTCTCTATTCTTTACTATTCTATTCTCTACTATACTATACTCCTCTATTCTATTCTCTCTTAGCATTTGCTTAGCATAATCTTCTGTTATGTATTTATTGTCAGTATTTACTACTAATCCTCTTTTTTCTTCTTGATAGATTGTAGGTTTTACCCTTCTACTATCTAACCAATTATTTCTAAACCAATCAGTGATAACAACAACTCCAGATTTAAAAGGAATTAAAAAGTCTTTTGCAATTAACAACTTTATGTTATCTTCTGTACCCCCATATAATCTTAACACCTTCTTTGGATTTATAAAACCTTCGTCATCTGCTTCCATACCTAATAAAAAGTATATTGCTTTTGCTTCCATAGGTAAATCTAAAAAGGCATCTTGATTTATTATGTCCAAATCAAACATACGCTTCCTTGCCATTCTTAATCCTTCCTTTCAAAATAATCTTCAATTTCAGCATCTTCATTCAAATATTTTGTAATACAATATGCTATTACTTTACTGCAAGCTTTTCTGCCATTTAATATATCAGTTAAATATACTCTTGATATCCCTATTATTTTACTTGCTTTTGTTTTGTTAAGTTCAAGACCAGTTATTTTAAATTGATACATAACACACCTCCTATCTTTAACTTGTAACTTAATTTTACTATATGTTATTTTAGTTGTCAATATAAATTATAAAAAAAGAAGTGATTTTACACTTCTTTTAATATAATAAATCTTTAGTTATTATCTTTTTAACATCATCAAGATTTTTAATAGTTCCCATTTCTATGCCATAATATATGTTTTCTAATGCTTCTGCTTTCATTTCATTTGTTTCTCTTATTTGTTCTTGGTGCTTAAGCATATAATCAATATTATATTTTCTATCACACCATTCTAAATTATCAATATGGTTGTTTGTTGGGTTGCTATCAATATGGTTCACTTCTTTATAATTATTGGGGTTTGGGATAAATGCTTCTGCTACTAATCTGTGAATATATTTCAAGCATCTTTTACCATTTAATGATAAGTTTATTTTTAAATACCCTCTATCTAATGTAGGTTTTAAAATCTTGTCCATTTCTCTAACAATAATTTTCTTTTGATTTATAGAATAGCAATGTGCTTTTATTCTTTTTATTCTGCCTAAATTACTAATTTTAAAATATTCTTCTAACCCCACTACCGGTCTCCATATTTCTTTCATAAATAGTTCTTCCCAAATATTTTTATAAATTCTTGCCTTGTATGTGTTTTTTCAAACTCTTTTTGTGCTTGTTGTTTGAACCCCTTATAATTTGTTTTATGAACCCACTCGTGATGTTCTCTGCATAATGGTACTATCATACCATATTGAGTTGATTTTTTTCTGTTTTTTCCTTCAAAAATATGATGCATCTGTGGATATGGCTTACCACATAATGCACAGCAATGATTATATAGTTCTAGTGTAGTTTCATAAACATATCTATCAGTCATTAAAACCTTGCTCCCTTTTGATTTGTTCTTCAACTAATCTCATTTGTAATTTTAAGCAATTTATTGCCTCTTGGTTGGCATCATAAATTACTTTTGCGCTATCTCTTTTAAATCTTAATTCTGCAATATCATCATAGCCATATATTACAAGGTCTATTAATGTTACTGGCATTTTATCTGCTTTTAATTCAAGTGCTTTTTTGTTTACTGCCATTTTGTATTCTTTTTCACATTTTGCCTGTTCTATTCCATTAAGTCTTAATTTTTTTACACTTTTTTTAAGTTGGTCTTGCATTTTTTCTAATTCATTGACTAAATCCATCTATATAGTACCTCTTATATTTGATTGGCTTACCATAGTAGTTCTTTTTATGTATCCACTCATCTTTTATATCGTATGTTTCTCTTAATATTTGTATATTCTTTTGTAAATCGCATATATATAGTTCTGTGAACGCTTCTAGGGTTGTAATACTGCCTTTTTCATTCAAATATCGTAAAATCATATCTTTTTGTGTTAATTTATTCATATTTTCTCCTTATTTGCTATTTTTAACGCCTTTTGGCGTGTTTTTTAGGTTAGTTCAATGCTTTTATCAAACTAACCCAAAAACGCCTTAAATTGTCTTAAAATGCCTTTTAATCTAAAATGGCAAATCTTCATCACTTATCTCGGTTGAAAACTGCTCATATACATCTGGTTCTTTTTCTTGCTCTTTAGGTTCTTCTTTAGCATCTTCTTGTTGATTATCTTTTGTGCCACTTCCTAATAGCATCATTCTAGTAGCAATAAATGAATAATCATAATGCTTGTTGCCTTCTTTATCTTCCCAATTGTTGTTTCTAATCATACATCGTAATCCAATCTGGCTTCCTTTTTTGCAATACTTATTTATTATATCTGCCGTTGTTCCAAACGCTGTTGTTCTAACAAATGTAGTGTCATCTTTACCATTATTAACTGCTATATTTACTTCTAATGCTGATTTGCCATTAGTTGTGGTTCTTAATTCTAAATCTTTGGTTATTCTACCAATCAATATTACTAAATTGTTCATTATTGTGCCTTCTTTTCTAGTTTCTTTTCAAGATTTTTAATTGCATCTTTTAGTTGTTCCTCTGTTAAGTCTGTGTCTTTTTCAACTCCATAATGTTTGTATAGTTTTTCTCTATCTGTTTTTGTTTCTTCTAACAATTCTTTAAATCTTGCAAATAAATCTATATCTTCTTTGGTTATTGGTTTAACTAATACACTACAAGCATTCTTTAAACTTTCACTTACATAGTCGTATTCACTATCAATAATCCAGTATAGGTATTTTTCATCTTTTTCTTTTACTTCTTTTAAAGTCATATCTTTATACTTACCAAAAGTAACAACTTTAGTTAGTGCTTCTTCTTCACTCAATTCATATCCATCTGGGTAATCTTCTCCAGCATAGATGTAAATGCCTAATCCAAACATTGCTATATTCTTAACTAGACATCTCATTATTGTCTTGTTTATATCAAACATACTAGCAATCTCAACTTTTTTGTCTTTATATTGACCATTAAACTTTCCGTCTGTATATTCCTTAACCTTGTATGTATATTCGTGGTTAAGCATTGCCTTATTATTTCCGTCCATAACTGGTAGCCACATTTCATAAGTTAGGTTACCTGCTGTTACAGATGTAAATACCATATATCCAGTATTCTCATCATATACATATGGCAAGTTATTCTCAAACTTTTTTATCTCATATGTAGCGTCTGGGAATACCTTTTTAAATTGTGACCACGCATATGTCCAACTTAAGTATGTTAATCCGTTCTTACTTTCAGTATAATCATTTACATTTATTTTTGCTAAATCTTCAAAGTTCATTATCTTGCCTCCCAACATACATCACAATATATGCCATCATCATTCTCGTGCATATCTTCTTCTAGTCCAACATATCCACATATACCACATTCTTTTAAATTAGCATAAGCTAATAAATGTTCTTTAGTACAATCACAATTAAAATAATCTCTTAATACTTCTCTAAACTCATCTATTTCTATATTCGTATTATACATTAATTTGTTTAATGCTTGTTCTCTTGTATATAGTTTCATTATTTTAAATCCTCCTTCATAACCCATTCTAAAGCCCACTTTATTCCATTTGTTGTATCATCGTTATCAGTTAGTGTTTTCATTAGTTCTCTTATTTCTTCTTTTGTTCTCATTTGTTTTGTATTTGTTATAATTATTTGTTTGTTTCTTACTTCAATATTTACATCATCAGTAATGCCTAATTCTTTAAGCATTGGTTTTGGTATTACTACTCTCCCTAAATTGTCTATTTTCTTTTTCAAGTTTATCTATCTCCTTTCCTAACTTGTCAATCTTGCATAGCATTTCCCATTGTCTATCAACATTATTTTGTGCTATTAATTCCAATCTTTTTTTTAATTCTTTATTTTCTTTTAATAATTCCAAGTATTTTTTCTTATAAAACATTTTTTACTCCTTTTCTAAATATTCAAAAAATTCATCTAACAATACACTAGCAGTAAATAGTTCAAGCATATTTACAAATAAGCCATACCAAGTAAATGAACCACACTTAACTAAAATTACCACCCAATCTGTTACTGCCATACTTAATATTAATATTCCTAATAAAAATCTAGCAGTTCTTTTTTTGTTTAGTTTTTTCATCTTCCACTCTCCTCTCTACAATTATATATTACCATATCTTGCCATACAAGTCAATAAAAATATTTCCATATTTTGCCACTTTACACTCATAAAAAAAGGAACTTAATTTTGTTCCTTTTCTACTTGCTTTGTGCCGTCTTGATTTTCTACTACTATGTAATAGTCTTTGTACTTTGCCCACTTACGTTTGTCTTTTTCTATTATATCGGTTAATGGTATTATTACATCTAGTTTAAACTTGGCTATGTCGGTAGATATTTTACTTGTAAGCAATTTCTTTGTTTCTTTATCACATTCTTTTACCTTAACTCTATTTGAATTGCTTAAGCTCATAGACTTTCTTAATATTTTAGATACTATGATTTTATAATTGCCATCTGTAAAATCTAAATTAGCAGGATTATATATAAAGCCTTCAAATGTTAGGTTTTTATTTGCTCCCCAATTTCCATTTTTACCTTTTTTGCGTATTTCAGTCCAGTATGATTTACTAGCACTCCAACCACTTTCGCTTGTTATTACTTTTGTTTTACTTTCAACTTTTTCTACAATAGCAACGTGTCCTGCTAAATCTCCTTTGCCTTTCCATACCATACAAGCACCAACTTTTGGTTCTTGTCCTAATTCTAGTCCTTGCGTTTTGCAATATTTAATAAATTCTTCTGCGTTTGTATTTCCTAAATACTTGCACTCTCCCCATTGTCCTAATTGATTAAATCTGCCTGTTGCCCAACCTACACAATTAGGAAGCACATTAAGTTCTTTATCTCTATGTTTTTTATTTCCATATATACAAGGATTATACCCTTTTGGTTTTTTTATAAAATATTTTTTATCAGTTCCTTCAATTATAACATTCATTTAATTCTCCTTGCTTATTGATAAACAAATCCCTAAAAAGAAACCTAAAAATGCTCCTACTAAAAATGCTATCATTATTTTTCCTCTTTTGTTTCAAATAATTTTCCAGTAGTGAACCAAGTTGAACCTATACCAGCAAGAACAATTATTGTTGCTGATATTTTATCAATGTTCCAACCCCATATCTCTGCAAGTCCTAATAATAACATATTAATCATATTTAGAGTGTTTACTACATACTTTGCTATTTTTTTAATTTTTTCTATCTTTTTCATATTTCCTCCTATTCTGGTACATATATATTTATTGTATCGCCTTGTGTTCCATTTTCGTTTGCTACACCTACAATATAATCTCCATTAGATGTAACTTTTGTTATTTGGTTATCTGCTTCATAAACTATATCAAACTTTGCATAATATAATCTAATACTATTATTCATATTGGCAGAATAAGTTTGAAAACCATATCTATTTGTATCATCTGTTGGCACTAATACTTCATCATAAAATGTACAGCTATCAATAACTGGCGTTCTTTCTGTTTGCGAAGTGTATGCTTTTGTTAACCCTGCTGTAAATGTAGTGTTTAAATCCCCACCAACAAATTTTTGTGGAAACGCACTTCTTGTACCAGAATAATTATCCCAACCAATTTTATAACTACATACTATTGATTTTATTAGTGCATCGCTTGGTATGTTTAACTCTTGTCTACTTTTACATTGTATATATATTCTTGGGGAACCTGATGAATATGATATTGTAGCATATGTATTATCATCATTGTCAAACAATTTGCTTTCGTCACTAATAGAAGCACCATTGACCAATCTATAATTGCTTCTTTGAGTTAATCTATCTTGTACAGCAAATGTTCCACGTTTTACAAAATCTCCTTTTGATATACTACCACTTTGTATTGTTTTTGGAACTAATGTTCCAATAATTTTTCCTCCTTGTTGCACGTTAACATTTACTGATGAATAGCCATTTAAATTATCATTTACTGCATAATATTCTCCGTTATTAGTTATTGTTTTACTATCTAATGCTGGTATTATATATTCATCTGGTATTGGGTTTACTGTTACTTGTGATAATCCATTATAGTTTTCATCTGGTGTTATTTGTTGTGTTTGTTTTGTAGGTGTACTTTCTTTTTCTTGTAATATTGGTTCAATTATTTGAACATATTTATCTAGTGTTCCAGTTAATTCATTTGTTTCTATATTTCCAGTTAATGTTTCTGCTTCTATCATTGTTCATCACTACCTTCAGGATAAACTATAAACTGCTTTGCACCCTTTTCATCATAACCAATAATAGTGTCATCATTAAGCTGTATTTCATACCAATATGTTATTGGCTTGTTTTCTATATCTCCAATAGTAGTATCTTCTTTTGTTAGTTCTATTGATATAACTTCTTTTTCTTCGTCATTAGTAATTGTTTTTAATATTACTGCTTTATCATTTAATCCATTTTTGTTATATACACCAAATTTAATTATATCTTCAACTTGAAATGTATAATTTGTTGTATCATCAATAGGTATAGAAAAGTTAAAACCTATATTGTCATCGCCTCTATTAATTGAAATTGTTTTTGTTTTGTTGTCTACTTTAATCATCTTTATCTCCTTTTAATACATTATATCATAAATTAAAAAAAGAGCAAAACTGCTCTTATTTCCTTTTGGGAAAGGACTTTATGACTGGTACTTTATAAGCACCATTAGAATAGATATATACCACATTATGTGAACCAGCACTTGTATATCGTCATATACGGCAAAGCATTCTCTATATCTATCCTAATGCTACCTAGAAGGTAGCAAGTGATGGGTGTGTTATTAGCACAATACAATTATATCATATTATAAAATTTTGTCAATTTATTCTCCAATCGCAAACCAATATACATTAGTTGCTGTGTTATTTGTTCTATATATATAAATGTCACAACCTGTTTCAGTAATGTTTGCTACTGAAACACCTCTAACAGTTGTTCCTATTACAGAACTTTCTGGGGTTGCTAATACCATAGGTGGAGAAGTAAATGTTTTATTAAATGTAATACTTTCGCTTGTTGGTGTATTTGCTACCGGTGTAATTGATACTACTCCAAAATCCATATTACCAGCATCTATTTTTGGAGTTGTTACACCATCTATTGAAATATTTGTATATACTTCCTCAACACCTTCCCCAACACTAATTTGTATTGCACTATCTGTTGCTAATATACCATTTTTAATTTTAATATTCATTGGGCTTGTAGTATTAATACCATATTTAATAAATCTATAAATTAATACATAATCAATAGCTTTAATTTCCCCATCTCCAGTTAAATCATATTTTTCTATATCAGCAGTTGTTGGTGTTATTTGTCCTTGTATTATACCATAAACTCTAACTAAATCACTTTGAGTATAATCATATTTTGGATAATAACTACGACTAAATCCATTTTCGTCTATATTAAAATCTGCTATTTTACCTGCTGTGCTTTCCATTAAACCGTCCTCATCAACTTTAAAATGTGTACTATTTATAGTAATATCGTCACTTGTCAAATTAATTTGTTTACCCGTTAAATCGATTTTATCTGCTTCTAATGTTGCTTGACTTGTGTCATTATTTATTGCAAGAATTAAACTTGCTCCAGTTACTTCTCCATTTTGTCCAATATTATTTACAACTGCTTCAACTTTACCTTCTGCTTTATTTGCAATCACATATGCTTGTTTTATTCCTCTGTCTGTTTTATTTGCTTTTTTGTAATCAGTTTCACTTGTTGTAGGCATATCAGTATGTACTTGTTCTTCTAATCCTTGTGTTACGTCTAATTCATCATTAAACATTATGCAATTATATATATTTCCTTTTATATCTAAATTGTAACCATCGCATAATTCTAAATATGTTATGCCTGTACTTGAATATTCATTTATATAATATTCTAGCCCGTTTAATTGATTTAATATATCAGGCAAATAATCGCTTCTGTCATTTCCATTCATTATTTGATTATCTGCTATCTTAAGCTCACACAGTCCATTTTGTGCAATACTATATTCATCTTGCATATAAACATTATCGCTATCTGCTGACCTACTTAATACTATTGAATTTATTGGTCCATATTTTTCGCCAGTTTCTACATTAATATTTTTTAAAGATTGTTCATCAATTGTTTCTATACTACTATAATAAGATAAACTTAATGGAGTAGGTAAACTAGCACTTATATTTATATTATTTAATCCTAATAACAATTGTGGTTTATTTAATTGTTCTATCAATTCTTCATTATCTATTAAAATATATGTTGGAGTTGCTAGTACATAATATATTATTGTATTATGTGTATTTAACCAAGTTTTAAATTCACTCAACGATGTTACACTACTTGGCATTGCACTTTTATTAAATGCAATAGCATCTGTACCAGCCCAAATTCCTGATGGATTAGCAAAGTAATTTGAAAATAAAGCAGAACTTGCTTTTGGTTTTGGTGTAATATTGCTTAATGAAATGTAATAAAAATTTGTAGAATTTGCTAAATTTTCACTACCATTTAATACTACTTTACCTATTGATTTTTTTATATACCATTGATTTTTTCCATAAGGTTCATAATCCGATACTGTATTATTTTCTTCTATTTGCAATGTATCATATATTTGTTGCAATGTAACTGTATCACTATTTACATTTGTGATACGAGAAACAATATATTTTGCATTATTTCCTGTTGTTACTTTTTGGTAAAAATCATTACCTATATCTGTTGTTGATGTAGGTATTCCATATACACTTACACCAATTGCTGGTGTTGTTTCCGTGTAACCACACAAAAATATATTTCCTTTTATTCTTCTTATAACATAAGTTGTATTCGGTTTACACTTAATATAAATTAATCTATTATTAGCATTTTCTGTAATAGAAGTTGTACTTGCTGTAAAATAAGCATTTAATACACTAACATTATTTTTATCGAATAAGTTTTTGCCTGTATTTTTTGCTATCTTATCTTGATAATCTCCTATTTTACATAATTCTATTGGTGTAAAATATGGTGCATATTCACTACTTATAGTTCCTTTTTCAAGTTGTATATTATCTATATTTGTTAATTGATTACAAAACATTAAATATTTTGCATTACTTGGTGTTGTAAATGTTGTGTCGCTATCATTTTTACTAATAAATGAACTTGTTGTATTTGATGAGTAAAAGCATACTCTAGTCATAGCAGTTGGTGTGTAATTTATTGTATATGTAGTGTTTGGTTTTATTTTTATGAGATTACTAATAAAATAACCAGTTTCACTATAATACCCTCCGCTAGCATTAAGTCTTACATTTTTATCGGCATCTCCTACATTTGCTTTATTAAATAAGTTTTTACCTAAATTAACTTCATAACTTTGCCCTTTATATGGTTCGTATGTTGTGGCTTGAGTGTTTTTTTCTAACATTGGATAGGCAATTACGTTAGATACAGATGTTCCACTTCCAATATTTAGTCTTATAAAAGCGTTTTTTGTTTGTTGTAATGTAAATGTAACAGATGTCCCATTTTTAGGTATTCCAGCAATATAATTTCCAGTATCATCTATTAGTTCAATAATAGAAAAATTATTACCCCCACTTAATGTATAAGTTCCTGCTGTTAAATTGATTAAAAAATTATTGTTTCTTGCTTCTGCTGATGTCATAGACAAAGCAGTACCTGTTGAAGTTCCATTTGCTTTAATTGTTCCATCAATATTATAATTATAAGTAATGTCATTGTTTGTCTTTGTAAATGTAAATCCGCCATACAAGTTTTTACCAATTATATCTATTTCTTGTCTACCTGTTACTACTTCTATATTTTGTGGATAGTCTGGGTTAGGACTTGCTTTACCACCTGTATATGGTTCGTATGAACTATCACTTACACTTGATAATCTTATCATTGGTCTAAATATTAAGTTATTTAGTGTAGCACCATTTCTAATTACAATTCTTACTACTGCATTTATATTCGAAGTAGTAGCACCATTACCATATTCATTTGTTCCACCCGTTCCATATATTTGTAAAAAATATGTAGCATCTGCACCTCCACTAGGACAACCTGTAATAATATATGAACCGTTTAAAACAACGCTTTCATTAATATTATAAATTGTTTGTGCAGTTGCAGTTCCATTTACTTTTATTGTCCCATCTTCATTTTTAGTAAATGTAAGTCCATTTAAAGTAGTTGTTGTGCCATTATTTTGTAATAAATTCTTTCCTGTTGTTGTATATTGATAACTATTACCTTGTAATTGATAATCACTTATTTTAGTGCGTTTATTGTTATTTATAGTAATTTCTGTACCAGATACATTTGTTATTTCTCCTATATCTTTTACATATCTTAATTCTAATTCATCATTATTATTAATACATATTGTACTTGCTGTTGCTTCCGCAAGTTGGTCTAATATGTCTCTAAATGTATAATCTAATGAATTGCCTTCGCTATCTAAAAACAACTCTTTTGTTATTTGTTTGTCATAATTAGCAAATAAATCAGTAGAATTTGCAAAAGTTAGTCCTAATTTATTACAAACTGCTTGTATGTAATCTCTTATTGTTATTGGATATGTTACTCCTAGTGTTTCGTAATCAACCATAGAATATAACATTTTATCATAGCAAGTTAGTATATAACTATTTGCATTTTGTTGTTTTTCAACTTTATTTACTATGTAATTTCCATAATCTATGTACTCGTATTCGCCAAACGCTTCATAAGAAGTTGCTTCAGTTCCTAATTCCAATTGAACTCCTGTGTAATCATAAATGTCTTTATTAACATTTGTTTGTCCAGAATAGAAACTAAACCTTCCTTTAACTTCATTTGAAGCAGTTGTAAACTTTATGTATGTTGTGGTGCTATAATTTCCTAAAGTTCTAGTTTGTTGGTTGTTACTATCATAAAAAATTATCTCGGTATAAGTATGCCCAGTTGAAAAATAATAGTTAGTGTTTGGTTGTAAATCTATATTGTTTGATATGTTTTGATTATTTACTCCAGTTACATAAGCTTTTGTTTTGTCGTATAAGTTTTTACCGCTTCTTGTTTTAACGCCAAATTGATAGTTAATTTCTGTTCCTTCTGGTATTTCTACATTGCTATCAACGTCTAGGCATTTCATTACAGACTTCAATATGTCGCCAGTATAATGTGGAGTTACAGAGTTAAGTTGTTCTGTTCCTAACTCTGTTTGTACTCCGTCTATTGTATATGTTACTTTGCTATCTAGTTGTCTACCTAAAGTTTTAATATTTGTTTTATAATCATTTGTTACTATTTTCATTATACCCTCTGTGGTGTAGTTGCTATTACACTAATTGTAAAACTTTCATTTGCTCTTGCAACGTTTGTAAATATATTTTTATTTAAGGTAGACCAATCGCCAGTATATGTTGTTATTGTTTTATTTGTTTTTGCTATTGGGTCGTAATATGTTGTAGATTGAAACGCTTTATCCAAAACTGGTGCTAGTATTTCTAGTTCTGCTTGAGTAGTAGGCTTAAATGTAAGCTTTAACTTAACAATTATTCCTAATAATGTGCCTGACATAACACCCTTCATATTTCTTCCAGTATCTTCTGCCCATATTTTAGACCTTTGATATTCTACTTGTGTAACATAGTCTCCCATATTAACACTATCTATTATAAGTGAATTTCCGTCTATATACATATTGCCTCCTATAAATTACTTGCAAATTGTTCATTTGCATTTATTTGTCTTATTTCTCTTGCTATTTGTCTATTGCCTACATATACAGGTATAGTAGCATTTAAACTTATGTATTTGCCTATTGTTTGTCCTAACAATTCCATTTGTGCTGTATCAGTTAAAGGCAAAACACCTTCCATACCACGTTCTCCAACTATTGCTCCACCAACTGGCACTCCTCTACCTGGCATATTCAAAATACCACCTTTTGCAAGTCTTGGTAATTTAAATGTGTCTAATTTTTTAATATCTATACCTGGTATTGCATTTATTACATCTATTAATTTGTTTATTGATTTTATTGGAAAGTTTAAAATATTTTCTATTGCTGACAATACGCCATTAATAACTGCTTTAAATGCACCACTAATTGCGTCGCCAACTTTTGTTCCAATTGTTTTAAATACATCTACAATTTTTTTAATTAATGATTTAAAAAAGTCTACTAATGATTTAAACTTATCTTTAATCCAATTAAATGCTTTGCCAAAACTTTCTTTTATTCCTTCCCATAATCCTGAAAAAAATTCTCCAATTGGCTTTATTATGTGTTCGTAAATCCAAGTACCAACTTTTCCCAATATTTCTTTAATTGCGTCCCAATTTTCAGCAACAAGTTTAACCAACAATCCTATTCCAGCAATTAATATTCCCCACCAACTGCCTAGCAATAACATAATTCCACCAATAACTATTGCAATGTCTCCTAATATAGCAACAAAATTTTCCCAAGAAGAGTCTTGTATCATATCTACTATATCTTGAATTAAAAGTACAATTCCTGCTATAAGCACACCAATACCAAGTGACTGTATAATGCTTGCTTTTTCTATTATACCTGCTCCAGCCAATGCACTTTCTATTTTAAATGCAGCCATTCCTGCAATTATGCCACCTATTATTCCTAATACTGTGCCACCATTATCTAATATCCATTTAAAGCCGGTAGGTACTTCACTATTATCTTTTGTTCCACCTGTGTTTCCTTTGTTGCTACTTACAACATTTAATTCATCAACTCCACTTAATTGTTGTTTCAATTGTTTTGCTGATTTAACACTTTTATTTATTGATTTGTTTGTTGAAGCAAATATATCTCTACCACTAATTGATTTTATAATTTTTCCTATAACTTGAACAAGTGAATAAGCCAAGTTAATAATTTTTTCAACTATTGGTGCAATTGTTTGTGCTAATGCGTTTCTAATTATTTCTAATTTTTTGGTCATTTCATCGTTTTGCCCTGCCAATGTACTAATTGAACTTTTAACAAAATTATATGCACTTCTTATTCCAAATACTGCTAATCCCCATTTGCCTACTTTTTTTACTGTCTTATCTAATTCTTTGCCTATATCTCCAAAATCTTGTTTTTGACTATTTTTTAATTTATTTAATTTGCTTTTTGTTCTATCTATCTCATTGCCAAGTTTTATTAATGCTTCTGTTTGTCCTTCAAATGGCTCTGCTTTTTCTAATATTTCATATTCTTCAACAAGTCCTTCTAATTTATTTTCAAGTAATGCGATTTGCTTATCAACCATTGATGTTTTTAAACTTGTGTTAATTATAACTTCTCCGTCCATAAAATCACTCCTTTCCATTTATTAATTTTTGAAAATCGTTCATATTTTTTATTTGCTCATCTGTAAAATTTTTTATTATATGTTGTTTTTTTAACGCAACAGATTGTTTTGCTTTTTCAATTTTTTCTCTTTCTTTTGGGTCTTTAATTTCTTTTGTATCATAATTGCGTAAGTTTCTTACTCTATTTAATACACAACAATTACCCATTTCGCTATTTGATAATCCATTTATTAAATTAAAAAACTTTTGCCAATCCATTTCCGTTTTAGTGAGGTCTATTTGATAATCGCTCATAAAACTTGCTTCTATGTAGTTCATATCTTCTATATAATCCATATCAGGTTCTTCGTTATGTTCTACTTCATTATCCATTGTAATATAGTTTTTAGCCCATTTGAGCAACTTTTCGTGGTGTTCTTTATGTTCTAGACCTTTGCAACCAAAAAGCGTGTAAATAAAGCCTAAAGCACGTTCATAATCTCCTATCGTTTCATCTTCTAAAATACTATTGCATTTAATTATATTTCTAAATTCTACATTTGCTTCATAAATTTGATTTTCTATTTGAATTTTTTTGATACAAGCCATTACTCAACCACTTCAATTTCATCTTTATCAACTTGTTTATATTTGTTTTTAATTTTTTCATCTATGTCAATCATTTTGCTTTCTAAATGAGGCATAATTTGTTCTTTTATAATTTTGTCTATTTTTTCAAATATAAACCAAGTTGGTTTTTCTCCGTTTAGTAATTTTTGTACTCCATTTTCTCCTAAAAACATATTATAAACTTCTATTTCTTTATTAACATAATCTCTTATTGCCTTGATTTTATCTTCTTCGTTTTTAGACATTAATTTTTTGCCTTTAACATCTTGTCTTTTTTCAATAATTAGCAATTGATTTCGTAAATTTTCTTGATTTTTTTTGTTTTTATCTAACAATTCTTGATATTTTAAAGGTAGTTCAATATCCTCCAAATTAAATTCAAGATAATTCCCAGTTGTTTTTCCATCATTTGTCTTAATTTCCAAGCGTAAGACATCGCTTTTTCCTAATTGTATGAAATTGTCTGTCATTTCAATACTCTCCTCTCTTTGTATAAATAAAAAAGGGCTAAAGGGCTTATGTCCCTTCAACCCTTAAAGGTTTTTTATAAACTTGTGTCTGCTTCTTCAACAAATGTAATAGTTTCTCCATTAATTGTTGCATATCCAGTTTTTGGATTGCTGTAATTAATATCGTATGAAATAGTAGCATTTTCTCCTAGCCACTCATTAATTGTAATAAGTGCGTCATATTTAACTGCTAGATAATGTCCTGCTGTTCCATCAGTTTTTGCTGTGTCTATTTCGATTAATTGAGTTTCACAAGCAATTGCATTTCTTCTGGCGCGGTCTAAATAATCATATATAGGGTCATCGCTATAACATCTCTTGCCACTAATTGATGAGCTCAATTGATAGTTTTGAAATGTGCTAGTTGCTTGTCTTGACTTAATTGTTTTATATGTATCAATTTGTGCATTAAAAGCAACTGATAATGCTTCAACGCCTTCTCCCTCTTGTTTCCAAGATGGGCTAATAGTAGAACCTGTATATGTAGCAACATTTATATAATGTTGATATTCATCTCTATATCTTTGTGCCATTATTCTCCTCCTTTATTTTTTTCATCAAGTTCCCTTTTAATAAGAACTAAATCTTTATATGTAAGAGGTTCAATAAATCCTTTTTCATTTAATTTAACTATTGCTTCATAATTATCTGTTATAACTTCATCGCCTTCAATGTATTCTTTGCCATTAGCAATAAAATCTTTTTTTACAATAATTTTTTTCATAGACTTACCTCCTCCCTTTTTGTTTCTTGATAAGTTATTTGTATTTGTATATCAAATGTTGCTTGTGTTCCATCTACACTATTTAATGTTCCGCAATTTAAACATTCGATACTTTGTATTCCTTCTATGTTAGGCAAAATGCCCTCTTTATTATTAGAACCAATTATACTTTCAAATTCTTCAAAAAATCCTATATTTTTAAGATTATTAATTGTATCTTGTGAATATAACTTACGACTTCTGAATGAATAAACATCTCTATGTATTTCTTTGCCAGTAATATATTTTGTAACTACACTTTCAGTAGGAATTTTATCTAAAGAAAAATCTCCGTCTTCTCCTAAAAAATCAGCATTAATTTGATATCTTCTATTTGTGGTAAGAACATTTATTATTTCAAATAGATAATCTCTCAATTTTGATATTCTATAATTCATTACTTACCTCCAATATAATTTTGTACTTCATTTATTATATTTTGCATTTCTGCACTAACCATACGTTTATCCCAATAAGGTCCAGAGCCTGGAGTAGTATAACTTTGAACTTTATGTGTTCCGTCTTTTCTAACTCCATAATACTGATATCTAGCATATGGGCTTTGATAAATTATGCTATCAGGTAATATTTGAACATTAGTTCTTAAATCGCCTTTATCCATAGGAACATATTTATCCATATGCCTATAACAAGAATTTGTAAAATATCTTTGTACTCTACCATTAGGCTCAATTCCTAATCTTGTCTTGATTATACTTGTAGGTTGTATTTTAACTGGCATATTATCTACCACCTAAATGTATATGTGGATTATTACCAAAATTATTGTTATTAATGCTTGTTATATTATATATTAATCTGTCTTTTAAATCTTGTTGTGTTTCTATGTCGGTTTCTAAAGTTCCTTGAACTATGATATCTCCAATAGCAAAATCATTTATATCTAAACCATTATTTTGGTCGTAAGGTATTCGCACCTGTACGTCATTTGCATTGTCATATCCTTTATTTATTCCAGCACCTTTTCCACCAAATAGCCACACATTTTCATAGTTGTGTCTTGTCCATTTTTCAAGTCTTGTTAAAGCGTCAAATTCTTTATGATATATCGTTAAAGTAGTATTGCAAATCATTATATACCTGCATAAATGATATGCTCGTTATTTACAATAACACCAAATAAATATGTAGTAATAATATCATCTAATTCATCATTTTTTGATTTTATAACTTTATCTATTTGTGTTCCGTCAACATAACTTATGCTATATCCATCTGTACTTTCGCTTGATATATTTTTGCTAGTATTTTCGCTTTGTGCATAACTTAATATGCTATTAATTAATTTATATTCACAAATTTTAACTTCTTGTGGAATGTCATCTACATTTTGTAATCTTTTAAAGGTTTTTGCGTCAATTTTCTTTCTTGCTTCAAATTCTAATAGATTAAAAGGCATTTCGTCAATCTGAAGACCTCCTAATTCTACATATTCATCGTATGTTAAGTATTGCCCTTCAAAATCCATAAAATGCCTCCTTTATATTAATAACTTACTGTTCCAGTAGTTTTTACTTGAACTGCTAATGAGTTTGTAACAACGTCTTTGTAAACCATACGTCCTTGTAATGCAGAAGCACCAACGTGTTTACCGTCGTTAATATCTTTGAATTGAGGTTCAACCTTCCATTCATCGATTGCTTGACACCAAGCAGGTGCATATACAATCCATTCAACTGCGTCTGGTAATAAGTAGTTAGGTTTAACTAATACGCCATTGATTTTACCAATAACACCTTCTCTAACAAGTTCAGCACCTAAAGTACCAGAAGTGTTAGCAAATTTACTATCAGTTAATAGTTTTAATTCAATATCTGCTGATACAGCAATTCTTAAACCTTCTGTGTTAATTCCTCTTGCTTTAAGATTTTTAACATCAGTAGCGATTGCAGTATATACATTGTCAGTAGAAGTTTCGCTTGTACTTGCGTCAATAGTTCCACCATCAATTAATGCTTTGATAGCGTCCATTTCAAGTGCTTTACCCATAACATATCCAGCACTTTCTAATCTTTGTGCTTTTAAGTTATCAGGTACTGCTTCTGCTTCATATCCGTCAACTAATTCACTAAATGCTTTGTGTCCATCTACTAATACTTGTAAAAAGTCAGTAGCACTTTGTGTCATTGTAATACCATTTAAAACATCATAATCTGATAAAGTAATATCGCCATTTCTTGTAGGAACATTTACTGCACCAGCAGTAGGGTCTCCTTCATAATCCCTAGAGAATTCATTTCTAATATTGAATTCTTTTCTCATTAATTTAACAATAGTATCAGCATAACGTTCTTGACGTTTGTGAGTACCATTTTCTGCTATTGCGTTAGCCATAATTTAAACTCTCCTTCTTTCTTAAAATTCAATTTCTGGGTGTTTTGCTTTTAATATAGCCATTACACCATCATCTTTTGCAACAGAGTTAACATTGTTTTGTACTCCAGTTGCTTTTGTTTCTTTTTTTGTATATTTTGGATTTTCAGCCAAATAGTTTTTAAGATTTTCTGAAAAGTCGCCCTCCATTTTGCTTACTTTATAAACAATAAATTCCACTTCATCTTCATCAATTATTCCTGCTTTTAAGACTTCGTTTTCTCTAGTTAAAGTATTAATTGTGGCATTTTTTTCATTATCTTGTTTAATCAACTCATCATATTTGTCTTGTTGAGTTTTTTGGCTTTCTTTCCATTCGTTGTACTTTGTTAATTCTTCCTTGCTTGGAATTCCTTTTTGAGCTTTAGCAAGTCTTTGCTTAACAATATTATCTACTTCTTCTTGAGTAAATGTTTTTACAACTTCTTCACTGTTATTTTCTACTTCTTGAGTAGTTGTAGTTTCAGTTTCTACATTTTGGTTTTCTTCCATATTTCCCTTTCTTTATACTCTTTTAAGTTGGAGTATAACCTTGATTATCTTACCTACAAGTTCGGTATCTTATAGTTCTTTTGAACTCTACATACATTATAACATAAAAAAAAAATAATGCAAATCGCATTACTTTTTACTTTTTTTAGTTGGTTTTTTTTCTATTGGTGCAGGTATAATTTCAATAAGTTCAACTGCATTTACGCTTTTTAAAAATTCATATCTTTCAGCTGTACATTCAAATGTATCATTTACTTGTCTTACAATAAATGTATTTTCTGGATTATTTATATCTTTGCCTTGATAATCATTAAAAAGTTTTAATGCTTTTACTTTGTAAGAATTCATTTTCCCCTCACTTTCTAAATATTCTTTATTATATTTTTGCCATATATCACTTCGTGGGCTTCCTTCAATCCAACCTTTATTGCCTCGTATATAATGTAAGACTTTTGCATTATCTACTATTCCAGTTGTTTCGCTTGAATTATATATGTTAGAAACATAATGTATTCTATTTCTACAAATTAAATTAATAACATCTTGGTCTGGAAAAGCAAATCGTCTATGATTTAACAAATACAACATACTATCATCTAAATGTTCTTCTCGTAATGCTTTCAAATTCATTACTAAAACTCCGCTATTTATGTATGTATCATCTAATCCATATGTATATAAATGTTTGTTCCATTCGCCTGGCTCGTGTATTCCAATTAATACATTATCTTTTAAATCAATATTCCATAATTCTTCTATGTTATCAACTACTAATGTGTCAGTATCTAAATATAACACTTTATCTTCTTTTAATATTTTACTAAAATAACACCTTACATAACTTAACTTTGTATAATGTGTGTTATAGTTAGGGCTTGTAGGCAATATATATTCTTTTTCGTTATTTATATTAATGAATTCTACCCTATTATCAACGATATATGGAATATTATCATCTTCAATAAATAAATATACTTTCTTGACTTTATTGTGTTTAAATAACGCATATAATACCGTTCCTGCATATTTATACCAATTTCTTGTTAAACACATTGCTATTATCATATTATTCTCCTTATAATTGAACATATTGTCCAAAACTAATCATATTTTTACAACTTTCTACTTTTGTCATAATAAAGTTTCTCCATTTGGGGTTATTTATTTCGTTAAGTAAGTCAAGCATACCTGCTATATGTCTATATGCACAATTATTCCATTCTATTTTTGCTTGTAATTCACTATTGTATTTTTGGTCTTTACTACTTGTAACGCTTTTTGTATTCATTTTATTCCAAGTATGTGTTATTTGGTTAAAATGTGCAAATGATTGTATTCTATTTATCAATCTATAATGATAATTTCTATCTTCCATTAATGTATTAAACTCAAACAATGGTGCAACACTTACTTTAAAACACTTACACCATACAGCACACATACAACCAATTGTCATAAATAGTTCATCTTTATCGTGATATGTAAATCTTTGTGCTGGTGTTATTTGATTGTCTTTATAATATTCATAATTCATTGTAATCAAATCTTCTCCCTCAATAAATGAGTTTAAATTTTCCATTACTTTATTATTTGCTAACCAATCATCACTATCTATAAATAACAAATACCCATTTGGATTGCTCTTTTTTGCTTTCAATATTCCAACGTTTCTTGAGCCACCATTGTATAACTTAATTTCATTTTGTATAAGTTCTATTCTTTTATCTTTGTACTTGTTTATTACTTCTATTGAATTATCTGTACTCATATCATCTATAATATACATTTCCCAGTTTTGATATGATTGATTTATTACACTTTCAATAGTTTTATTAATCCAATCTCCATTATTAAAGTTTGGCACTATTATGCTGAACTTTATATCGTTCTTTTTAGATTTTTCTGTTATTTTCTTAATATCAAATTTGTCTATATATATTGTTTTGTTTTTATGTTCTTTATAATTGCCAATAACAACTTTTCTTATTGCCAATACACTATCAAGATTATTCTCGTTAGATATTGCTACATCGTAACAATTGGCGTCATATTGTATTTTTCTTATTGTTTTGTTATATTGTAGTAATTCGTTTATATATTTTTCGTCATCAATTATAAAATATAAATCAAATTCTAACAAATCTTTAATATATTCTTTGTTTCCCTGATAGTAGTATGCTACCTTAATCATAAAATCCTCTAATAGAATAATCTATTTTTATGCCTTCTTTTTCAAAAAATGGTACAACTTCTCTAGCCCATTTGCCTTTAGTTAAAGAAAAAGGCTGTTGGAATTTATATCCTAGGTCTATAATAAAATCTTCACTATTAATATAATATTCAAAATCAAATGCTATGTTTAATCTTTCTACTTCCCAAGGCAAACTCGTTATGTTTAATACTTGAATAAGTTTATCTTTTTGCCATAATCCACACATTAAACTATTTACTGCAATTCCATTTAAATTTTTCTTTTTAAATCCTTTATATTGGCTCGGCTCGTCTTTATCATCAAAAGATTTTTCAAAGTTAAACATTGCTATATTTCCTTTTAAGTTTTTTTCGCAATATTTAATTCTTTCAACGTCAACTGGTCTTCTAATAAAATTGTCATCATTCATTAGTAGAATTATGTCATCATCAACTTCTTTTAATGCTTCCCTTATCTTTTTAGTCCATAACTCATAAGGATAGTTCTTACATATTGTCTTATAATACGGGTTTTTAATTGTTTCTGTTATGTATATAATCTCTGGGTGGTTTGGGTAATACTTTTCTACCAGTTTGTGAAAAGCCTCAAATGTGTCTTGACACTTATCACAACTAAATACCATCATTTTCATATAATCTCCTAAAGGTATTATAGCATAAAAAAAGAGGTATGTAAAATTACCTCTCAATTAACCAAGCACATCTCATTATTCTATCGCTTGGATTAAAAGTATCATATATTATTCCATCAATAATAGCAGTTATGTGTCCGTTGGTTGTTACTGCATATTTACCATAGGGGTATTCCTTTGCAAACTCTCCAATTGTTTTAGAAAAATGGCATTCTCTTGGGTATCTATCATCCAAATAATCTTCAATAAATACCACACTATCCATCATTAAACTATCTTGATTTGCCAAATAACTTAATTCTTCATAAACTTCATTCCAACTTCTATCTGTTAGTAAACTAATTGCCCTCAATGTACAATCATCAATATGTCTGTTATGAGGGTTGTTATTATAATATCTATACATATTACATCATACTTTTTTGTAATGCTTCTCTTAACATTTGTCTTTGAGGTTCTGTTTCGGCTTCTTCGTGCAACACTTGTATAAAATCTTCTAGGGCTTTTACCATATAATGAAATGATTTGTCAGTTTCTTCTCCTGCACCATATCTATTTCTAGCTTCGTGGTATCTTCCATATTCATCGTGCATTCTATTTATATTTTCATCTCCACGATATTTTGCATCATATCCTCTACGACCATAACTATCTCTACCATAGCTATCGTAACCATAATAATTACCATAACTATTGTACCCAGCTCTGCGTCCATAATTATCGTACATATCTTTATCCTCCTTTGCTATATGTTTTATTTTAGATAATTTATATAACCAATCAAGATTGCCTTCGTTTATACCATTATCTAATATTTCTCTTATTTTTTCTTCTGTTTTTTCAATTATTCTTTCTTCCAAATTAATCACTTCCTTTCTTTAATAGATTAATTATTTCTTGATTTTGTTTTATTATCTTTTCTAAATATTCACTATCTTGTTTTTGTAATTCATTCATCAAATCGCTATTGTTATAATCTTGAAACAATATTATTAGATTAATTAATTGCAATATTAATGAAGTTACATCTAAATTATTACGCATATCTAAAAATACTTATATTTGCATTTTTAACAATAGGTATTTCAGTATCAGTTGCAGTTCCATCAAATACAATAGAAGGTACACTATTAATAGTTATAGTTACGCTACCTCTACCACATACTCTAACATATTTATGTATTGATACATTAGAATAATCTCCTACTGCCGTTACTACTGCATCTGCTTCTGCTCCATTTAATTTAACACCGTCAGCATATATTCCTAATCCTACTATACCAGCAGTTGCACTTGTAATATTTGCATCAAAATTAATTTCGTATATACCTCCAGCAACTATATTAAATTGTGCAGTTCCTTCATTGTGATTTAACCAACCATTAAAACAATTTGCACTTTGTGTTCTCAAATCTGTGTCTGCAAATGTTATTGGTGCAGTATTTGTCGTTAATACTAATTCTTGTTCTTGTACACTTTGTATCATTTATATTCTCCTTTCTTATTAAAAAAGAACAGGGACTTGCCCTATTCTTATAAATTAGCAAGTTCTCATAATTGAGTTTGTCTTATTGACTATTTGCTTAAATTATTGTGTTTCCGTACCAATTAGAACCATAAAAACCATTATATAATGATTGATAAGGGCTAGATACTAGATAACTAGGTACTGGATATGGTCTAATTTGATTTACAATGCTTGTACCAATACCAGTTGCAGTAATTGTGTTTTTAAGGTCATTTACTTGGCTTCTTAAATCATCAATAGTATTTTGACTTAATACATCAAGTATTTTTTGTGTATTTTCAATGCCTTGTGCTTTAAGTGAACAACAACAATCGTCCATCTTTGCTTGTGCTTGTAAAGCAGTTGTTAAAAGATTTGTATTAAGTTCATTTGTTTGAGTTAAAATATCTCTTTGAGTATTGTTAGAAGAACTTAATATTGCATTTTGAATACCCATATTGCCTGTTAAAATGTCACTTCTTACATTACATAGGTTAGTAGAAGCATCACTAAATCCGTTTGATAATGCAGTTAATACTGATTGAGTGCCAGAAGTTACATCTCTTTGTGTAAACTCACTAGATACATAATCAGTTGTTGCTACATTGTTCCAACCATTGCCACCAAATCCAAACCCATTATTTCCATTGAATAATAATGCTAATAATACAATAGCCCAAATAGCGTTGTCTCCACCAAAGAAGCCACCATTATTACCAATTGGAAGAGTAGGTACTATTCCTGAGTTTCCGTTCATTTTTTCTCTCCTTTCTATAATTTATATCAATGTTGAGTAACATTAATACCATATTGATTTAATTGTTCATCAGTTATACCAAATCTATTAACAAACTTCTTAAATTGTTCCATTTGTTCTGGGGTATAATTATTAGTTGCTTGTTTTAGTAATTCTTGAGGATTTCCATTACTTTTTTTTATTTCCTCGTATTGATGAAAAGCCTGTGGGTTTTTGACTTTCAACTGGTTCGCTAACATATTCAGCACTTGGTTCATTTTTTGCCTTCCTTTCTAATTCATCTATTTTGGCTTGTAAATATTCTATCTGTATATCTTTTTCATCTTTTTGGATAATTTCTTCTAAAGAATAAGATTTTATGTCTCCTTTTGCATTTTTTATCCAAACCACCGACATATCTTTACTAAAATATGGGGTGTCTCCTATTACCATATCTTTTTGTACTTCATCAATAGAACTTGCATATTTAATTACATTATTATTGTTTGGTGCTATTTGAAAGTTTTGTGTAATAGGTTGTTGCATAGGCATCTGTGGTTGTTGTAATTGTGATTTCATTTTTTCCAACTCTGCCATTTGGCTGTTAATCCTATCTATTGTTGGTTGTGGATTATAAGCATTTGGCATATATGGATTGTTATACATATTTCCTCCTTAAATAAATAAAAGAAGAAATAGTAACATATTTTGTCTTTTTAGACTACCAATAGGCTCATTGCCCCTTTGTGCATTTTTCATTGTTCTATTTCTCCTTTCTGATTAAATTATCACATAAAAAAAGAACTCCATTTTGTAAAGTTCTTTTAATCTTTTTATAAAATTTTCGTAATTTTTTCTTTAATTTTTGTAACATTTTATCTACTGTATATTCTGTTACATTGAGCTTCATTGCTATTTTTACTCTACTATAACCTTTTATCTTATATTCTAGTAGTTTTTGATATTCTTCATCAAGCATACACTCTTTAACAATATAGTCATAGTCCTGCTTGGTAAATTCAAAATATTTCATATCATTTTTTCATAGTCTTGCCACATACAGGG